AACGACTACTACCCTGAGAAAGTCTGCCCTTGGTTATTCCCTGTCTGGTCACTGAAGTCCGGCGAGCACTATGGTCGCGGGATTGTTGAGGACCACGCCGGGGATTTCGCGCGTCTGTCAATGCTATCAGAAAGCTCAGCACTGTACATGCAGGAAGCACTGCGTGTCTTCTGGAAACTGACAGGCTCAGGCGGCAACGTCGACGATATTGAGCGTGCGGAGACAGGGCAGGTCATCCCACTCCAGAGTGGCACGGCGCTGGAAGCAGCCGAGGCCGGGGATTACAACAAAGTTCAGCAAGCTCGTGACGAGATTAATCAGATTGTGCAGCGATTGGCGCAAGCCTTCATGTACACTGGTGAGTTTCGTGACTCTGAGCGTACAACGGCTACTGAGGTTCAGCAGGTAGCGACCAGTGCAGAGCGCGGCCTAGGCGGCCCATACTCAATGCAAGCCAAGACGCTCCAGATTCCGCTGGCGTACGTGTTGCTGGCTGAGATTGACGAGGGCACCGTACCAGACATTGTCGGCAATATCCTGTCACTGCAGGTTGTCGCTGGTCTGGATGCGCTTGGCCGTAGCATTGAAGCTGAGACGCTGATTAAGGCGCTCGGTGATGCACAAGCCGCTATGGTTGCGGTTGCAAATATAAATCAGGTTGCGAATGTCATCGACCCGAAAGCGGTACTAGACACAATATTCGCATCCAATGGCGTGGCACTAGACGACTATCGTAAGTCACCACAAGACCTTCAGCAAGAAGGCAGACAGGTTGACCAGATAGCGGCAGCAGCAGGCGGTGTACCGCCGGGCGCTGTAGAGCCGGGCCAGAATATTTCTCAAATCTAATTGGAGTTTAAATGTTTGGAGAATCCCAACCTAGCGCCGCACCCGCTTCCCAAGGTGTACCATCTGCCCCGCAGAATCCGGGTTATGGTGGTGGCTATCCTCCTGCTGGTGGAGGCCCGACGGTTGTCAATCCAGCGTTAGGCAATTTAGCCACACCAATTCAGTTGCCTCAGCAACCGCAGGTGCAACAGCCGCAGCAGCAGTATGCGCAGCCGAGCTATGCTCCCCAACCGGGAAACCCATATGCTCCCCAGCAGCAAGGAAATCCAAGTCCCTACGCGCCTCCAGTGCAGCAGAATCCGTACGGCCCCGTTGCTCCGCAACAAAGCCCATATGCGGCTCCGCCTGCTCCGATTAATGGGTATCCGCAACAGGTCACGCCGCCTCCGGGCCAGCCGCTGCCGCCACAGCAATTCCAGCAGCCACCTGTAAACCCAGCGTATCAGTTTGGACCAACACCGCAGCAGCAGCCACAGCAGTTCCAGCAGGCACCACAGCAGCAGCAGCCTTTACAGCAGCAGCTGGGCGGTAAACCTCCTGTTACAGCAGAGCAGCTGCAGAAACAAGGCGGCATCCCTCCTGAGCAAGTAGCTGAGATTTTCCCAGACGCTACGAGTCAGGCGATTTATCAGGGCATGAACGCAATCGCAGCAGGTCAGCAGATTGACTTACTGCAGGCGTTCGGTCAGGCGTATGAACGCCGTGACCCTACTCTGGTCAACGAGCGCTATCTGGCGCAGTTCGACCAGCAGACGGCTAACACTCTGCGCAGTCAGTTTAATGCGCTGGTGCAGGCCGGGCAGGCGCGCGACGCTCAGATTGAGCAGTCAGTGTATCAGCTGGCTGGCGGTCAACAGCAGTGGCAGCTGGCTGTGCAGGCGTTTAACACAGCAGCAGATTTAGGAACTCGTCAAGCGGTAGCAGCGGCTATTGACTCCGGCGACCCAAACCAGATTCGATTGGCAACCCAAGCCGTGCTTCAATACGTAGGCCGACAGGGGAACATGATTCAGCGAAGCGGACAGACCATCACACCTAATGGTGGCGGTCAGGGCAACGCTGAGGTTATGACCAACGAAGCATTTCGTCAGCACCTGACTTGGCTTGAGCAGGCGCACCCTGTTGGCTCTCCAGAGTACAACAAGCACTACGAGCACCTCGTAGCGCAGCGTCGTCAAGCAAAAGCAATGGGCTACTAATCGTATAAGGATTATTTAACATGGCCGATAACTACTACCAGCCGAACCAGTTCCGCCCTCATTGGGGTGGCTCCAACAGCGATAACGACATTCACCTTGAGGTGTATGACCGTGACGTGCAGACGCAGTTCATCTACAACTCCATCTTCCGTTCCGGCCTGACCAACTTCAAGTCTGTGTCCAACCAGTCCAACACTTGGCGCGGCGACCGCCTCGGCTCTGTGACCGTCAAAGGTCGTAAGTCCGGTGAGTCTCTGGTCAACCAGCCAGTGCGCTCTGAGAAGCTGATTGTCACTGTGGATACCGTGTCCTACATCCGTATCCCAATCGACTATCAGGATGACTGGACCGCTCCAGACTTCCGTGCAGAGCTGACCCGTAACATGGGTACCTCTCAGGCGAAGGCGTTTGACCAAGCGCACGTAATTCAGCTGCAGAAATGTGCTGACTTCGTACCGCCTGCTTCTCTGGCTGGCGCGTTCAACGCAGGCATCAAAGAGAAGGTCACCCTGACCAACACCGTGGCTTCCGAGGAAGCAGACGCCAGCGCGCTGGTTCACGGCCACAAGAAAGTCATCGAGGCGTTCATCCGTCGCGATGCCGACCTTGGCCGTCTGGTGACTCTGGTCGACCCAGCGTGGTTCAGCATCCTGCTGGAACACAAGAAACTGATGAACGTTGAGTTCACTGGTGGTCGTGGTGTCAACGACTTCGCAATGCGCCGCATCGCGTACGTCAACGGCATCCGCATCATCGAATCCAACGCCTTCCCACAGGCAGCAATCTCTGACCATCTGCTTGGCCCAGACTTCAACGTCGACGCCAACGAGATTAAGCGTAAGATGATTGTGTTCGACCCAAGCATGGCGCTGGTGACTGTTGAAGCACAGCCACTGTTCAACCGTGTGTGGGATGACGAACGTGAAATGACCAACGTGCTGGACAGCTTCCACATGTACACCGTAGGGCAGAAACGCCCAGACGTTGTCGGTGTGGTTACCGAAGAAGCATAATGGCAGACTCGAAGCCCTTCTCAGGAGGGGCTTCTATGATTGTCATTAGGAGGTGCTATGACACTACTCGAAGCAGTAAACATCGTCCTGCGAGCATTGTCTGAACACACTGTGGCCTCTACTGAAATACGACACCCGTCTGTGACTCTTGCGCTTGACAAGATTGACGAAGCGCGGGAAGCGTTACTCAACGAGAACTGGTGGTTCAACAATATCACAGTGACGCTGAACCGTGAGTTTGACGGGCGTGTGCAGTATCCCGCCGATACACTGGCGTTTGTACCTGACAACTACCTGTGCGTAGTTCGCGGGGGCTATCTGTACAACACGCAGAACAACAGCTATGTATTCACCGAAGACGTCTCTGGCCTGATAACGTATGACCTGCAATGGGCAGACCTGCCTAGCGCAGCTCAGCGCGTAGTGGCTTACAACGCAGCGCTAATGGCGTTTGACTTAGAATTCGGTGGTAACCCGCCTGCGTCACTGCTAATGAACATGCAGTCTGCGTTCGCGCAATTGCAGGCTATGCACACCAGACAGCGCAGATACAACGCGCGCCAGCGCCCTCAGTGGCGTCAGTATGAGAGCGCCCGGAGAGGCTAATGGCTACTTACCAAGGCAACTACAAATCATTGCTTGGTGGTGTGAGCCAGCAGGTGTACACAGACCGTCAGCTATCACAGGTAGAAATCCAGACTAACATGACATCGGACACAGTGCGAGGGCTGCGCAAGCGCCCCGGTACGCGTGTGGCGATGGTGCTGGATAATACCTTGGCTGATTGGTGGAGCTTAGGAAACTATGGCCACCTGCGATTCCACACTACCAACTTAGGGTGGGGTATCACTACGTTCGTAATCAACACGCTTACCGGACGGGTTACCTCCATCGTTGAAACAGAAACTGTCCAGTTTGTTGGGCAGTCCAACTACTTGATTACCTCCAACCCCGCTGACATTGTGTTCGCTACGGTAGGCTCGACGTTATATGTAGGCAACACATCAGTGCTGCCCGCTATCGTGACGACAGAGACACGTATGAACCCAAATCGGCGGGGTTATTTTTTCGTCCTTGCTGGCTCCTACGGGCGCGTGTACAGCCTAACCATAAGCACTAACTTGGGCAGTGTGGCAGCAACGTACACCACCCCAGACGGCACTACGGCTGGTGATGCGACTAAGGCCACTGGCGAGTACATCATCAACCAGCTGGTGACTCAGCTGACGCCGTACATCGGCGGCGCTGCCGGGCTTGAGTCAATCTCCGCATCCGGGGCGTACCTGTACATTCAGGTTACTGTCGCCGCTGGCTTCTGCAACGTGTCCACCAGCACAGGTAGCACGTATGCGCTCGCGTCTAACACGCATACCGTAGACCTGACCAGTAAACTGCCAGCCCAGCTGCCAGCTGCTGGCGACGGCTTTATCATGACCGTCGGTGACAACTCGTTTGCGCAGTATTTCCAGTGGGTGCACAACCAGTCGCGCTGGGTAGAGAAGGGGGCGTACAACTCGCCTACCAGTATCAACCCTGACACCATGCCGTTGCTGTTCACAGCTACAGGTACGCCTAACCAGCACACCTTCAGCACAGGTGTATGGCCGGGCCGCTTAGCGGGTGATGACAAGAACAACGATATCCCAGCGTTCACTGATGCGGACCTCAATGGCATCTCAGGCATATCGTCCTTCCAAGGCCGTCTGATTATATTCTCAGGGCCATACATCACGATGGGCAGTAGCAGCCGAGACGACAAGAACAACTTCTTCCGTACGACTGTGACGCAAATGCTGGACAGCGACCGCATTGAGTTTACCGCAACAAGCTTTGCCGGGGCTAACTTCAAGTACGGCGTACCGTTTAACTCTGACCTGATTCTCGCTAGTGAGGAACACCAAGGGGTTATACCGGGCCGCAACCAGATACTCACCCCGCAGAACGCGACGGCGGTATTGACCTCCACCTACCAGATGGACTTGGGCAGCGCGCCGACTACGTCAGGGCGTTCACTGTACTTCGCGTACCCGCGTTCCAACAGCTCATTCTCCATGAAGGAGATGGTCCCGTCAGGCTCTACTGACCTGCAATACGTCAGTCAGGATGTAACGGACCACCTTCCAACATATCTGGAGGGTGCAGCCACGTACATCTCTGCGTCGACCACCAACAACATACTGGTGATTGGCAGCTCTGATGAGCAATCAACGCTGTACGTCAATGAGTATTTGTGGTCGGGTGATGAGAAGGTTCTGTCGTCTTGGCATAAATGGACGTTCAATGGCGTGGTGCATGCTGCGTGGTTCGTTCGTGAGATTCTGGTGCTGCTAGTTGAGCAGGGCGGGCATATGAATATGCTCACGCTGTCCATGAGGGATAGCCCGGACATCAGCGACCCAGCCCGCTATCAGCCAGCACTGGACTGCTCGCTGACCCTGCCTGTCGTTAACAAGGACAGCCCGGATGCGGGTGGCCCGTATATCCAGTTTGCGTCAACCGGGACGCAGGACGCGCTATGGGACTTGATTGAGCAGGGCTATGCTGAAGACCCAGACCTTGGCTTTGTGACCACTGTAGTGCCTACCGGGCAGTACATTGGTGCTGAGGTAGGGCCACATCATCTGGACATCGCCAACAGGCGGCTGCACCTGCACCAGACCTATGGGACAGCAACTCTGACTGTAGGGCTGCGCTTTATGGCAGAGTTCAGCCCGACGCCACCACGCATGTTCGACAGCGGTGGCAACTACATGGCGGTAGACAGGCTGATTGTCCAGTGCTTTGATTTGACAATGCGGTACTCAAGCGAGTTCACAATCACTGCTACTGACAGAGGTGGCACGTCTATTGACGGGCTGGAGTCCAGCGTGATTGACTACACCAGTCAGGAGCTGGGCCTTGAGACTGCCCCGCTGGCGAAACGTTCGCACCTGCGTGTGCGCGTAGGGCTTGAGGCTGAGTCCAGTAGCGTGATATTCAGGTCAAACTCACACGGTGACTTCAACCTGCAAGGGCTGGGGTATCTGGTGAAATTCAACAACAAAGTACGGAGAATCTGATATGGGTTGGGGTGCATTCGCCAAAGCTGGCGCAGATGCTACTAACTCGTTTATTGAAACCTACGCTAAGGGTAAAGCCGAGCAAGGGCAGATGCGCGCTACTCAACGGGAGAATGAGCGGCTTAATAAACAGTCGTGGGCAGCGATGGCCCAGCGCATCAACACGGTCAACTTGCAGCGGGGCATACTCCGCCAGCAGACCGGGACAGACCTGTACAACATCGGCAAGGAAGCCAACCGGGCGTACGGCACCAGCGTTAACAGCGCCGCCGCCGCCGGAGTTGAGGGTGTGTCTGTAGACGAGACAGCATCTGACATTCAGCGTCAAAACCAAGAGAGCCAAGCGCAGACCCGGTATAACGAGCTTATACAGGAGATGAACTTGGACACGTCCATTGAGGACATAGTAAACACTGCTGTTGCATCCCAGCGATATTCTCAGAAGCCTACCAGTACAGGTGCTATCCTTGGCCGCGCCATCGGTGTGTCATCCATGCAGTTTATCTCAAGCTTGGCGCAGACCAGCTTCAACTACATGCCTTCGGACCAAGGCTCTGCTGGTGGTACACAGGGTGGTGTGCAGCCTAACGGTGTAATGTCATCCGGCTTCCAATCAACCAATTGGGCGCAACGCGCGTCATTCAGCGATTTCAATACCAGCTACAGCGGGTACAAACCATCGGGTATCTTTGGAGGTTAACATGGCTACTATGCGCGACCAGCGGCCAGCCAATTTGAACGCAGCTCAGCAAGGAGCACCATCTGTACAGCAGGCCCAAACGCCATATAGCCTTGCTCCACGAGACACCACCATCCGGCAGGTGCAGCCTGAGGCGCTGCAGCGTCTTATGGACACCGCCAGTAAACTAGCTGGTGTAATCACTGAGCGTACCAACGAGGAAGAGTACCTTAAGGGTGCCAATGCTGCAGCCACTGGCAAAGCCGTGGAGGATTTGGACTCCAACTGGCTTACTGCTCAGTTCCAGAAAGCTGGTTACAACGACCAGTATAAGCGCATGCAGATGGCGCAGGCCGCTTCTGAAATCTCGGCAAATATGCATGAGTACCAGAAGATGACGCCTGAGGATTTCCTCAAGGTTGTGAACGATAAGACAGCGGACATCTACAGTAATACTGATGGGATGTCCCTGAGCGGGCGAAAGGCTCTGCTGGAAAACCAGCTGACATTCAGCAACACGCTGATTCGCACACAGGCCGCCCAGCACGGCAAATACCTGATTGACCAGCGCGCCCAGATGTACAACGCGCAGGGCAACACACTCGTGAATCTAGCGGCGCAGGCCAAAGCCACAGGTGACGGAGACGCGTATGGTCAGGCTACAGCCGCGACTATGACTTGGGCTAAGTCCATCTTGGCAGATGAGAAACTGCCGCTAGAGACACGCCAGCAGCAGGTCACATCAATGATGAGCCTAATGCTGGCCCGTGACATCCGCACGCCTGTGGAGCTGGCTGTAAACTCCGGGCTGTTCAATGAGCTGCCAGCTGACTCACTTGCCAAATTGCAGGGCCAGATTAACGAGTCCCGCAACCGCACTGAGGTGCAGGATAACATGGGCCTGCTGGACCAGTATTCGCAACTTCAGGCTCGCCAGCAGTTATACGGCGATGTTGACCCTAAGACGTTCTCCCAGATTCAACAGGAGATGGTCAACAAGAAATTGATGACAGCATCGGGATACATGGCAGACAGCGAGCAGTTCTACAGGGACTATGCCAAGCAGGCTAAAGCGTCACAGCTGGGCAACATGTACGCCACTGGCAATATGACGGGTATCCTGCAGATGGACGCTAGCGAGCAGGATGCTGCTGACGCGTACGTCAAAGCGCGTGTGCGGGCCGGGGCGTCTTCGACTGACGTCGCATTCGACCTGCTGACTGTGGGAGCCAAGCAGGGCTACCCTACAGCCTACAAGACGGCAGCTAAACTGCTGGAGCCAGCACTGTCCAACTTCGGCACCACTGAAGAGCTTAACCCGGACGCCGCAGGCACCATTCGAACAATGATTGACCGCGTTACCGTGGCAGAGATGAACGGCGACAAGACCGCATGGACTAAACTTCTGTCGGGGCTGGATGAGTCCAACCAAGAGAAGATGGTGTACATGCGTGAGCAGATTCGCTCAGGCAAGACTTTGAATCAGGCAGGGCAGGGCTACATCAAGCAGCAGCAGGATTACGCTGGCTTGACTCCGGCGCAGCGCAGCACGATTCTTAGCCAGCGTAACGCTGACGTTAACGCTGTAGTTAATAGCTTGGAAGCACAGGGCTTCGCTTCACGCACATGGCAGGGGCTGGCTGGTATCTTCTCGGATACTGCCCACAACCTTTACCAAGCACGCGTGGCATCGGGTGACGTTACAGCAGCTAGCGAGCTGGCTGAAGTGTCGGCGGCGTACCGCGAAGAACTACAAGCAGTGGTATTGAAGAACCCCAACATCAGCAAGGATGGTATGGAGGCTTTGGCATCGGCAAAGCTGGCCAACCGCGTGCTGCGTGTGGGCGAGACGGCGCTTAGCGCTGGCTCCGTTGTTGTTGCGCCGAGAGGCCAGACAGTGCAGTCTATGCTTGGCTTGCCAGCTGAGGCAGCGCCAGACCGTATTGGTCGCGCTATCAGCCAGCTTGACCAGAGCAAGGCTCCTGAGGGCTACCAGAGCCAATACTCATTCCAGCCCGATGGGAGTTTGAACGTGACGTACTTCAACAAAGAAGGCGACGTCGCACCGAACACCTACTCGATATCACCTCAGGCCGTACGCCAGCGTATGGAAGAGAATGACCGTGCCGCAGCCACGGCTGGAAATGAAGTCTACGGCGATGGGAAACTATTCATCGACCCAACAAGCAACGTGGGCATTCGTGTCAACGGGGTTAACACAGGCGGCATTGACGAGAACCAGATGCTTCTGGCGCGTGGCAAGCTGATTGAGTTCGAAGGTATCAGGAACACCCGGTACCGCGATAGTCAGGGTGTGTCTACTAACGGCGTTGGTATATCCGACCGTAGCCCGTTCTACGCGGATGCCACAGCGTCATCTGGACGCGGTGGTACTGTGTGGGGTGCTCGCGCAATCCACGACAGCTTTGTAGGCCACACCAACATGGTGGCCCGCCAGATGCCGGGACAGGCAGTAGCGCTGGGCTGGGACAAAGCTAACCCAGCGCAATTCCAGTTCATGATGCAGATGGGCTATCAGGCTGGCTCCGATTGGTACCGCAACAGCGGTGCCTATGGCAAGCTGGCTGACGCTATCCGTGTAGGTGACGATGCAGCAGCCTTAGAGGCACTACGCTCCACTCCTGCTTATAAGCTGTCTCAGGACAGCCGCAAGCTCTACTATGAACAGACACTATTGGCAGGTATGAAGGAATGATTACTGACAAAGACCTTGAGAAATTCATGGCTCCGAAAGTAGGGGCCAACGCTCCTACGCTCACCATCCCAGCACCAGCGCCAGTGAAGGCCAGTGAGCTGGACACGCCGCTGCAGGCTGCTGTACGGCAGGCGGCTGTAGATGAGTTTGATACCCAACAGAAACTCGAAGCCACCCCAATCTCTCAGGCTTTGTCGGCTTCCGTGAAGAATTGGGACACCGTCGGTGTATTCAATTCCCTGTTCAATAAGCCAAGCTTCACCACAGACCCACAGTTTCATCCCAACGAGGCTCTGCAAACTGTGGGCATCCCTATTAGCGAGGATGACCGGGACTTCCTGTTCAAGTCTACCTCACAGCAAGAATTTGATTGGCGAGTATCCCAGCTGACCGACATGCGCAACAGAGCGCAGCTGGCGCAGACAGCCCCGTTGATGAATGCCGTCGTGCAATTCGCAGACCCTCTGTATCTGGCAGCTGACCTGTTATCGGTTGGCGCAGCCACGGCAGTGAAGGCCGGGCGCATGGCTACGCTGGCGCTAGGTGCAGGTGCCACTGCTGGCGTGCAGTCGCAGGTAGCTGACACCCGCCCTATTTCAGAGAACGAGATTATATTCGCAGCTGCCATGCACGGTGCTGCTACAGTCATTGGTCGTGGTAAACCTCCTGTACCAACCAAGCGGTTGGAGGACATGACTCCAGAAGAGTTCAAAGCGGAGATTGCCAGACGAAATGGACTTGACCCCAACAATCCACCTGATGTTGACCCTAGCCAGTTTGGCTCGCCTGTGGCTATGGCCGCAGGTATACATGTTCCTCCTACACCGGGCGCATCGGCTGTCCCTGCGTCAGCACAAGCTGCTGCTGCGAAAGGCTTGAAGCAAGCCCAGCAAGGCTTGGGCACGCAGCCTAAACGACCTTGGCTTGAGTTCTCCCTGTTCAAACGCGTGGCAGGGTACGGGGCAGAAGGTGAGGCAGCCGCAGCGCGTCTGCTGGACGACCCACTTAACCCATCGGGTGTGTCCGCTGCTGCTGTGCATCGCGAGCTTACTGCCCGCCACAGCTTGCTGCTGAACCAATATGAGGACACCCTGCGCGCTGCTCTGTCAGAACAGGGCTGGGGCAACATCCAGCGCTTCAAAGACCCTGTAGGCTACCGCCGGGCGCAGCAGGAATTTGAGCAAGCTGTGCGCCTTGAGCTGGACCGCCGCATGATTGACCCAAGCTTCAAGGGTGCAAACGTGCGTGTGGCACAGGCTACGGACCGCTTAGGGGAATACTCCCGTGCAGTGGGTGATGAGCTGGAGCGCAGCGGGCTGGTAGAGCCGGGCTTCACTAAGCAGAACCCATACTACTACCCGCGCCGAATGAACGTGTCCAAGGTGGAGGAAATTGAAGCCGCCATCGGCAAGAAAGAGTTCATGAAGCAGATGACCACAGCTGTGCAGCGTGGCATCAAGAGCGACCGCCCTACAGCCAACGTCATCGCGTATGCTATGGTTGAGCGCGCGCGCCGTAAAGGTTACGGCATTGACAACTCAGGTCACATCATCAACAAGGAAGGTGCAGATGAGTTACTCGACATCATCAGCAAAGCGCCGGGAATCGACGAGGCTGCCAAGGCCCGTGCTTCAGCGCTCCTTCGTTCCGCTGGCGAGGACGCTGGTAGAGCGCCAATGCTCAAGAGTCGTATCAACATTGACATGATGCATAACCTTGCCCCCGGCGTGCAGGTGCGTGACCTGTTTGACGACAGTATCACAAGCATGATGGACAGCTACAACCGCCGTATTAACGGTCGCATTGCGCTGCAGCAGGCTGGGCTTGGTTCGGATGCCGAGCGCTCTGCCATGATTGAGAAGCTGTCAAAGAGCATCGCTGACCCTGTACAGCGCCGTCAAGCGGTTAACGATATGCAGAACATCTTCAACTACTTCCTTGGTGCTCCTGTCGGTGAAGAGATGCCGCAGTTCATGCGACAGCTCTCAGCGCTCACTCAGGCCACTGGTCTGGCTGCATCGGGATTGTGGCAGCTGGTCGAATACGGCACCATCATGCAGCGGTTCGGCATGGTCAACACCGTCAAGCACATGCTGCGCACAGTACCGGAAGCTCGCGCACTTCTTGCTCAGTTGAGAACTACTACATTGGAAGGTCGTCAATTGGCGCTGGATGTGGAGGAAGCCCTCACAGCACAAGTGGCTGGTGACATTCGTATGCGTCCTGTAATGGAGCACTACGAGGACATGTTCACAGCGGATAAGACACCGTGGGTTATGCGTATGGAGCACGCCCGCGATGCTACCATGTTCGTTAACATGCAGAAATACATCCACTTCCACCAGACGCGTACGACCGCAGCACTGGTAGTTCAGTCTCTGCGCAAGGCTGCAGAGGGTGACGCAAAGGCTATCGCAGCCATGCAGCGCTATGGGGCTAACCCGCAGCTGCTGGCAGATATCCGGGCGCAGGTAGCGAAACACGGCACCAAGCTGGACGCATGGGATGAGGGCGTGTTTAACCGCGCCCGCGTCGTGATGATTAACTCTATGGATGACGCAGTAGTGCGCGCTCGCCTTGGGGAGATTCCGGCATTCGCTGAGTTCTCCACGCTAGGTAAATTCCTGTTCACGTTCCGTCGTTTCGTAGCGGCTACCCATAACAAGACTCTGGTTAACACAATCAACCGGGACGGTGTGCTCGGTATGGCTACGCTCATGGCGTATCAGTACCCACTGGCGTTCTTGGCCACGGCTGCGAACAACGTGATATCTGGTAAGGGGTTTGATGATAAGTCACCAATCACCGCTACTGCCGGGCAGGCTCTCAACTACCTTGGTGCTATAGGCTTCGCCTCAGAGTTTACTGGCGTGCTCACTGGTCAGCAGCGGAGCTTCGGTGCGCCGGGCCTGCTGTTCCTCGACCGTGTCTATGGCGTAGCAGGAAACGTAGCAGGCGTAGGGCGCTCAGCATTGCAAGGCGACGCCGAGGGCGTGCTGAACAACGCCCGCCAAGCCACAGGTAACACATTAATGGCACTACCTCTACTATCAATCGTTCCCGGCGTGCGCGCCCTGACTGAAGCGGTCAAAGGAGACTAACCAATATGGCAAGCTATAACCTGTATATTGCTGACGGGACGGAGGTCACGTACGCGTATACATTCGACATGCTCAGCACTAGCGAAATTGAGGTCAGGCTGAACAACACAATCCAGACCACTGGCTACACCATCAACGATGTAACCAAGACTGTGACGTTTGGCACTGCCCCGGCCTCTGGGCTGTCCGTTATGCTGCGCCGCAAGACGCCAGTGGAGCTGCTGTACCGTTTTGGTCAAGGTGCAGCTTTCACTGGCCAGAACTTAGATGCTGACTTTGACCAGCTGCTGTACGGGTTTGAGGAGTATTCGGACATCACCGACTACTCCCGCTCGCGCACGCTGCGCGTGCCGGACTCAGACCCAGAAATTTCAGTAATCGGCAATGTGGAAGAGCGCGCTGGTAAGTACCTAGGCTTCGACTCAGTGGGTAATCCTCAGCTGCTGCTTCCTGACACAGACTCAGCCGCAGGCGTTGCCGCTGAGCTGTCCACCACCAACCTGAACCAGTATGAGATACAGAAGCGTCTGGCTGTTGAGTCAGGCTTCCTACTGTCCGGCAAATTCGAGACGGGCCAGACTCTCACCACAGTGCAGCAATCGCTGCTGTATCGCGCAGCTGGCGTGCAGTACGCATGGACCGGGGCGTATCCTAAGACTGTGTTTGCAGGCCAGACGCCTATGAACTCCGGGGGTATTGGCCCCGGTGCATGGGTTGAGATTAAAGCACTGCGTACTCAGCTTGGCGAGGGCACTGGCGCTGACTTGGTCAAGTATCAGCACAAGGTAGCTGTAGACGCGCTGCCAGCATCGCTTGCTAATCGCTTTGTGTACCAGCTGGATGCTGTGGCCGACTTTGGCGCAGACCCAACGAATACAGTGGATTCCGCTGACGCGCTGCAGAAATTCGCAAGCGCCTGTCAGGCTGTAGGGTGGGTTACCGCCCACGTCAATGGGCTGTTCAAGATTAGCGCACCCGTGACATGGCTTAACGTGGCCGGACTTAATCTGGTGTGCAACGCTTATGTGTACCCTACGTACAACACAGGGGACTACGTGCTGGGCTTCTGTAACTCTCAGGGTATCCGTATAAACGGCAAGCTTGAGGTTTCAGGCCAGAGCAAGATAGGCATCAAATGCGGCTTCAAGTTCTGGACGACTACAGGTAACGGTGTTAGCTTCTCATCCTTCTACGGGTTGGCGGCTACTGACGTGCTCTGCGGCATCCAGTGCGGTGACGAGAGCTACCCGGATGGCTTAGTATCCGAGATGGAATTCGTCGGTGGCTACACTGCTGGCACGCCATGTGCAGTACGCGCAGTGGGCACACAGACCTACCTCTGCTTCATCGGATTCGATGCAGTGTCCGGTGGACCGGGTGCATTGTCCGTGGTCACGCAGTACACAGTACACGTCAAAGGTGCCAACCTGAAGTGGATTGGCGGTGAGATTCAGCACAACGACAACATAGCGGGTGCTGCTACGCTTGTGGAGCCTATCACCTCAGCAGCATACAGCAACCCTTGGGGTAACTTGACGGTGAGCGACTGCCACGTTGAGACTGCTGCTGCTCTGTGCCTAATCGCCAACTTGGATAGCGTCCCTACTCCACTGAGCGATAACGCTAACGTGACGTTCCGTGGGCTGCGCGGCTATCATTCGCAGAACAATGGCCCATTCATCTCAGTGCACTCATCCGCGAACACTTACGCCGGGCGCATCACCACGGATGAAATCAATATGTACTGCGGCGTTGTGCGCAACCAGCCTAACATTCAGGCTCCTGATACCACGCACGTCTACTACGACCCAGCGGGCTTCGGTAAGAACTTCGTGAAAGGTCTGCAGGCTGTGTCCGGCGGTATACTGCACTTCCCACGTCGTATTGTGTTCCGGGCTACGAACGCCAACAGTCAGGCTATCGGCACTTCAGCTGGCGTCGTGAACTTCACGCAGCCGCAGGTATCGGATGACCAATACCGCTGGAATACCAACTACTCAGCAGGCCGCTTCACTGTGCCACCGGGTGGACTTAACGACGTCACGGTGGATGGTACGCTTCGGGTTGCATCGGGCAACCTGCAGCTGGATGTGTACGTAGACAGCACGCTGAAGACACTAAGCTCGCCGTCGGCTACGATTGCACACGTCCATGCTGACTTGGGTAACCTTAACGCAGGCCAGATTGTAGACATCCGCGCTACAGCGTCTGCTGCCACGACGACCAACGGTGGCTCTCTGGAGTTCATCACGATAACCGCCGAACGGTAAGGAGTAATCATGGCTGGCACTAACAAGGAACTCGACGCCCTGCACAGGGCGTTAGTAGAGTACCTGACAGAGCGGCTGCACGCATCAATGAAAAAGGATGACAATGGCAACATCATTGCGCCGATGCCTGCGGCTGAGCTATCCGTACTTCGGCAGTTCCTGAAGGATAACGGGATAGCTGCCGACAAAGGTGATGCTGACGACTTGCTGGCCTTACAGGAGCAGCTCAACGGCGAGCGCACGGAAGCAGAGCGCAAGTCAATCTTGAATGCAGCAATCAGTAAGATTGCCGATGATAGCGGGATGATGCACTAATGGATATGCAACGCCGAATGGTGATGGCCGGGATAGTTCGTGCTCACTATGAGAACAACTTCCCGCTGTTCCTGCACGACTACTTCGCATGGCTGGGCTTTGACCTCACTGAGATGCAGCTGGACATTGGCCGCTACATGGCCGAGCGCTCACTGAAGAACAAGTGCGTAATGGCACAGCGCGGTGAGGCCAAGTCCACCATCGGCATTGCTCGTGCTCTGTACGAGTTCGTCGTCATACCCAACGCTACCGTACTGGTAGTGTCTGGTTCTGACGACTATGCGGGTACCATCTCGCACGCCATAGTGTCTGCTATCATGCAGTGGGATAGGCTGGAGTGGCTGCGCCCGGAGACGCGCGCTGGTGCACGTACGTCGTTTACTGACGGCTTTGACGTGCACCATGCGTTCCGTATCCCGGATAAGCAGCCATCCATCAAGGCAGTCGGTATATTCGGCCAGCTTCAGGGTAACCACGTCTCTCTGCTCATTGCAGACGACGTGGAGACTACCAGCAATGGTAGCTCCCCGGCGAACCGAAATCGTATCCACACACTGACCAAAGAGTTTGCGGCTATCGCCAACGACGGTGCAGAGATTCTGTACCTAGGTACACCGCAGACGCAGGACTCCATCTACAACTCGCTGCCTCAGCGTGGCTTCGACGTACGCATCTGGCCGGGGCGCTACCCTACGCCGGAAGAGGAAGAGCGGTATGGCGGCTGTCTGGCCCCATACATCAAGCAGAAGATGGACGGGCACCCGGAGCTGCGCACAGGCTACGGCCTGCTGGGCAATCGCGGTGCACAGACGGACCCACAGCGCTACTCGGAAGAGAAGCAGCTGCAGAACGAACGAGACTACCAGCAGGCTGGCTTCCAGCTGCAGTTCATGCTGGATACGTCACTGTCAGATGCGCTCAAGCAGCGCCTCAAGATATCCGACCTGATTATGTTCCAAGGAGCAGGAGGCTCAGCACCTGAGATTCTGCATTGGTCAAATAACCCCCGGCACATAGCCGAGCTGCCTCTGGATTTCCCGCTGGCACGCGCTCAGCTGTACATGGCCGCAGACTTCTCGGACACCTATGTACCATTCACGAATACCAAGGCGTTTCTTGACCCTGCTGGTGGTGGGGACGACGAATCAGTTATCATTGCCACAGCTGCTGTCGGCCCGTATATCCACGTCATTGGTATGTACGTGTACCACGGCGGGCAGACGGAAGAGAACATTAAGGCGGCGGTAGAGTGGTGCAACAAGCTCGGCGTGCTCGACCTCATCATAGAGGACAACATGGGGCACGGGACCGTAGTCAACATGTATCGCGGGGAGATTAGACGTCAGGGGCTGGTTCTTGGCTGCTCCGGCGTGTACAGCTCCGGGCAGAAAGAGGTGCGAGTTATTAACCGCCTCAATGCGGTACTTGAACGACATCGCTTGGTGATGCACTGGAGTGTGCTTGAGGAGGATGTGCGCCTATGCCGTGGCATGGCCAATGGTGGTAGGGAGTACAGCCTGTTCTGGCAGATGCAGAACATAACGCTTGACCGGGATTCTATCCCACACGACGACCGAGTGGAGACACTGTCGGCGGCAGTATACCTGCATGTGGAAGCACTGCAGCAGGATGAGCATGAAGAGCAGAACAAACGTGTAGCCGCTGCTGCGCGTGAGTTCATAGAGAACCCTATGGGATACGACGACGCTAAATGGCGCAGTCACCATAAACAACAACGCGGCACACGTCGCCGTGTCCGATAATTCACAGGAGAGCCTATGGCCCTTTCAACATCTACAGCCGCACAGCGTGCTGAACTGGTAGCTGCTTCCAACATGCTGGCGCTTATCTGCCACAAGTTCGGTGAGGACGGCTATCTGGCTACTGGTAACACCGCGCTGCTGGCCAAGTATGCTGCCGCACTCAACCGCGTGCAGGCTGCACTGGCTGCCATCGGCGGCACTGGTACCACGACCACCATCGTATCTACAGGTCAGCAGCTGACTGGTGTGACCCCTACTGGCACCTATGCCACCAAGGTCACCTTCACCGTCGCAAACGGTGCCATCACTGCCATTGCCCTGAGCTAAGAGGTCGATATGAAACTGTCCCGGTTATTCGCCGGGGCAGTCCTATCTTTGTCCCTGACATTGGTGGGCTGCTCCGCGACAAGCGCACTATCTGCTGTATCTTCCGCAATCAACCCTGATAAGCCGGAGATTACGGCGCAGGTTGGTAAGGAAAACACAAAGCAGGGTATTGGGCTTAACGCCAAGAGCGACGACAAGACTGAAGTCGGGGATGTATCAGGTAACGCGAAGGTGGATACCGCTAAGCAAGGAAGTGGAAGCACGACTGTTAAGGACGTCACAGGAGGCTCTGTAAACGCTTCTAAGCAGGGTTCACAAATCACCAATGGAAACGTACAGGCAGAGAAGATTGTCGTCTCACAGAGCGACCCACGCAGCCTGCTGTGGTCTTTCGCTATGGGCCTTACGGTAATCGTAGGATTGGTTATGTGGTTTGTACCATCACCGTGGAAACGGAAGGTGAAGAATGACGGAACCGACGAAGGAGCCAGCTCCTAATATCCACTCGCGTATGGGTGCTGTGGAGGCCCGTATGCAATCCGTAGAATCTCGCCTCGACAAACATGATGTGCAAATCGGTAGCCTTGAGAAAGGTGATTCGGCCATGCTGGCCAAGCTAGCGGAGAATGACTACCGCTGGCAGCAGATACAGCAGCAGCTTCAAGTAGTCGAGCAAATACAGGACATCCAGAAGACCATGAGCACAATTGGCAAGTTAGTCAAGACTGGCGCGGCGGTGGTCAAGTGGTGCTTGCTCATGGCCTCCTTGTGTAGCGGTATATACCTCGCCATCAAAGCGGGTGACTTAACCTCACTGCTATCATTCATTCAGGCTTTAATGGGTATGCAATGACAAATTTTGAATTATGTATGAAGTTCACCGGGCTGGCCGAGGGTGGCTACACCAAGCTGCCCGGTGACACTGGAGGCGAAACTAATCATGGTATCTCTGACGCTCGTGATGGCAAGCTGGATGGGTATGCTTGTGGTGTCCCTACTGGTACTGGCGGGACTATTTGTGTGCCTGTCAAAGCTCTCACCAAAGAGCAAGCAGAAGCAATTTACAGACGAGACTACTTTGCCCCTATCCGTGGTGACGAGCTACACCCTGCGGTTGCATGCGCTGTCTTCGACTTCGCCGTCAACTCCGGCGTGCAGCGGGCTGTTAAAGCTCTACAGCGGGCCTGCGGGGTTGCACAAGACGGCGCTCTCGGTCCTCTATCCGTGGCAAAATCAAAGCGCATGGAACCTCGCGCCCTTGCTCAGTCCATCTGTGACATACGCGTTGAGTTCCTGAATGCCAGCACTGCGCCTACCATAGTCAAGTACAGGGCAGCACTGGTAGCGCGCGCCAAGCGCTGCGCCGCGTATTGCCAAACACTATAACCTAGGTCATTGAACAGGCCTTGGCGTAAAAGTCAGGGCTTGAAAATTGGGTAATTGTGCGTGGTGGTCCCTCGACCCATAAGCCGCGCGATGCCCCCGTAGGGGGTGGCTGCCGTCGCTCTTCGCGCGCGGTCATTATTGCGCGATGGGCTGCCGCTGGCTGTGCTGCTGTGCCGTCGTGGATGGCGTAGCGTGTCAGGCGCTCTGTATCGCGCTGTGCGGGGCGCTGGGCTATGGGCTATGCAATCGCATTGCCTCATGCTGTGCGTGGCGTGGCGGTACCGTACGTTGCGCCTATGGCTGTGTACTGTGTGCGCTCTATGGTATGGGGACGGTCACACCGTGTCTGTGGTATCGGAGAGTGCGCGCGGTCGTATCAATCTCTTTTGCTGTCACCTGCTCTCAATCTCTTTTGCCTTGTCGTGATGCACACGACGGGATACGGGGATACACGGGGATGGTTGGATGGTGCGGGATGGTACACTCTCGCTGCACCACTGGTTCACTCTCTACTCTGTACAGGACTCTCACCTGCTGTCAGTGTCACGGTCACACCGTCACTGTCTACTCCTGTTACTTCTACTGGTACACACGCTGTCACTGGTACACGTTCGCTGCGCGTCGTCTCAGAGACTCACGTCTCTCGACTCCTCACGCTCACCGATTCGCCTCACAGCGTTTCACGCTTGCTCATCGCCAGCTCCAGCTGATAGCTGTCACTAGCATGATAGTAGTTTTTATGAATTAACTATGTATTACATACACTTAGACGATGGTAAAAATAGGGTTTAAACGGTATCTGTATGTTTTATCCATTCAACTAAATTACTACTGAATACATACACTTAGAAAATAATTCGAATTTATTTGCAAAAAGAGCTTGCAAGGTTTTTAGGTTGTGTGCTGTAATTCAATCACACCGAAACACAGGGTAACGTGATTCGGGGGATGGCTAGGGGAAGGTGTGACGCCTAAGTACCTGAAGACATACCAGACGCAATATGACGATGAGCAATGTAACGCATGGTGAGTTTCGACGTAAGAGCGGATAAGCCAGCTACCGAACGCAATACACGTTGAGCTAAGAAGGTTGAGCCATCCCAAACGCTCTTTAACAATCTGGCTAGTGTCCTGATAGGCTAACTGAATGAGGTTACTATCATGAGCATTAACATTGACTTGTACAAATTCGACTATACACGTGCGCAGCTGATTCAAATGGCTGTGTGGGCTGCGAAACTGCAGGCCGCACGCGAAACGCTGCGCGAAATTGATTCTACCTTTGCAGGTGATGACGACTGGTTATCGACTGTGCTTGGGATGAGCGTTGGCGCGGTAGATGACGCACTGGCGGATGTTCAATCCGCACTGGACGCCCGTATGAAAGGTGGCGGTATAGTTGATTGAGTGATGGCTAGCGCGAGCTAGCCTATCAGGGCACTAGCTGGATGAGATAGACATTCACAGAAATGTGATGAATATCTCGAAAATAGTATTGACAGCAAGTTTTCAGTCTGCTGTAATACGTCTCAAGCAACACAGGTCAAGCGGCCACCTGAGGTGAAAGCCTAAAAGATGTCAGTGACCTACTCGGGAGCCACGGCGAGCGTGGACTTAGGTAGGGGGCGATAAGGATACCGCTTACGGGAAAACAGAGAGGCGCTCCGGCGCGGTATGCATACATATCCCGATGCAACGTTATAGACGGTCTGGTCTAGTAGGTTGGTAAGCGAGCTAGCAATGGTGAGCTGGACGGCTGAAAGCCAGTTAGCATCCCAAGCAAATGCGGGATGACGTTAAGACGTAAGGCGAATTTCTGGGCGATTCTGAGGTGATTTATCTGGGTAGCCCATCCGGCAAATGCTCAAATGCTCAAGCGAGGCTATATGCTCATAAGCATGAAGAAAGCAAGCGCCACAATGGATGGGCTACTCTCCAGATAATAACCAATGAGTGAGGTGTACCATGTTTACTGTATTCCTGAGTGCCCACAGAGACGAATACGACGGCATCAACAATATGGCGCGGCATGCTCTGTTATCTCGCGCTGTTACTGACCTGTTTCAAGTGCATCCGGTGCAAGTGGCCGGATGCTACTTAGGTCATAACGAAATGTCTATCCGTGTGGAAGTGCACACAGAAGGCGAGGTTATGAGTCTGGCGATACTGGCTAAACAGGTGTTTGAACAGGACTGCATCCTCAGTATTGATATGGATACTATGGATGCGTACCTTGTCGAGCCTGAGGCTGGCTGGGTGCCTGCTGGCAAAGCGGAGCGCACACCAGCTGATGCCATGCCAACTGACTACAACGGCGATTTCTCATACGATGGGAAATACGTGTGGGTAGCAAAATGACTCACTTCGAGCTTGTCGTGTATGTCATTTTTCTCTGTGTGCTGTTTCGTGTCTTTGGCTAACAGCCTATAGCGTCTTAAACAGGCGCTATGTGAAGTTAACCTAAATCCCCTTAAATGCGAGGTAGTAAAAATGGCTAAATATCGTTACGTAGGCGTTGAATCCGTTGTTGCACACTTAAAAGGCTTTGCGGGGCGCATCGCAAATGCAGAAGAGCTGAAAGCGGGTGAGTCTATCGTGGAGGGCACACTGGTACCCGCTGGCAGCCGCGATAGTGATGGATGTTTTAACGGCACTGGCGAGGTTATCGTCGAATGGGAATCTAACAGACCGGAGTACGGTGCCTACTATGCAACACTTCCAGTTTGCTGTTTTGAACGGGTAGTAGAGTAATGCCTATAGCCCAGCTATGGTTGGGCTATGAGAATTACCCTAATCAACCAATGAGGTGAATATCATGAGCATTAAATATACCAGTTTCGCTACTGCTGAAGCACTGGACAAAGCTATCGACGGCGCTTTCAAGAAAGCCCAATCCCTGCGCGCAGACATCCAGAATGTCGCCGTTGGCATCCTGCTGCACGCTCACAAGCACGGTGACTACACTCGTGCTCAGACTTTGGTCGACGGCTTAGGCCAATCAGTGCGCGGTAAGGCACTGGTCGACTGGTTCGTCCAGTACGGGGGCTTGCAGGTAGGCAAGCTGGGTGGCAACAAAGATGGCTTTATCGGCTGGCAGGGCGCGGAGTATATCAAAGCGCATATTGACGACGCTAAAGCCAAAATGTGGTGGGAGTGCAAGCCAGAAGCGCCGTTTGCTGGCTTTGACATGAAGACCGAGCTGGAGCGCCTGATTGCCCGTGCAGAGAAGCACGTTAAACAGGCCGATAAGCTGCGCCGTGAAGGCCTGCCGGAAGACGCAGACAAGGTGCATGTGCCACAGGCAACACTGGACGCCCTGCGCAAGCTGGTAGCGTGATTACTGACAGGCCATTCACTGAGTGGCCTGAATTGTAACCACACAACCCAAGTCGTAGGAGACTTAACATGGCAAACGCGTACCTGCTGAAAGGCACCACCTCCAAATCTGTACTGGCTTACATTGTCGAAAGCCAAGGTCAATATCTGGCCCACGCCCGTGAATCTCATGAGCCGGAAGAAGCCAGCGCCGTGCTGGTTGAACTGCAAAAAGCAGGCGTACCACCGGATATCGCCTTCATGCTGGCTGGCTATGACGCCGACGAGCTGAGCGAACTGGCTGCTGCTCGCTGGGAAGAACCTGTTGAGCTGGAGCACATCGGCGTGGTAGAAGCCGAAGCTGAGTAAGGCTGAGCGGGATTGACTCAAGTCAGTGTCAAAGCGCTGGCTTTATGACAATTCTGTCAACCAACCGGAGATTTACCTAATGGCTACTATCAATTTCTACCGCGTCACTGAAGACCGCTTTGTTGTTGTAGTTGGTGAGCTGCGCGACGGCGCGCCTTGCATTGGCTTCCAGATTAAGCCTGAGTCCAATCCAGAAAGTGCAATCACTGAATTCCGTGAAAAGCTGGAAGTGCTGGGTGGTATTATGTTCGTGTTTCAGGGCGGCCAGCTTGACTTGTCCAAAGTGCAAGCTTCGAACCCAAATCCAGAGCTGTACACCAGCTTTGAGATTGAAGATATCGACGCTGAAGATTTCGCGTAAAGCCTTATTGCCTCCTTACGAGGGGGCAATGCGGCAATTACGCCATACCAACCGGAGATTCAAAATGACCAAAGTAAACGTACTGCTCACCAGCGATAAAGTAACCATGATTGTTCTGCTGGGTGAGCCTGTAGAGGGCACACCGTCACTCGGCCTCGACTTGAATGAGGGCGCAAAGCTGGAAGACGGCATTGCTGATGTGGAGCGCATGCTGAAGAGTGATGATGCACCGATTCACTTCCTGATGGGCGGCGGCCCATACGCCCCTGAATCAGCAGCGCAGTATAGCCCTATCCAAGTGGCTGAGTTTGAAATTGACAACCCAGCACTTGACCGCTTTATCGAAGCGGTAGCGTAATACCCTGCTGTCCTTTCTCTGAGAGGGCAGCGTGGCAATTATGCCTCCATAACTTTGAGGATTTATCATGACTAAGCTCGCAATCATTTCCGGTATCGCTGCGCAGTATTTCGAAGATGGTGTGTCTGCTCCTGTAGTAGCGCTGGTAGCTGATGAAGGCTACTGTCTTGTTGGCTGCTTGGGTGAAGACAAAAAAGAAGATGTAGTAGCTCATTTCATTGAGCAGGGCGGCGCAGATGGTTCTGACCTGCCACCTGTATTCCTGTGGCCAATGCTTGTCGGCCAGTGCATCTCTAAAGATTCGAATGGGCTGGAGGATGCCACTGTAGAAGTCATTTATGACTTCGACGCTGCTGCGTGATTTCTGTCTGCGCCTACAATGTGGGCGCAGTAGGGCAATCATGCCAATCACCTATTGAGGATTTTAAAATGGCTAAAGTAACTTTCTACGTTGTTTCTGGTCTTCGCGCAGACTTCTTCGACAAAGGCAATTCACAACCTGTTGTTGGTGCGCAGGTTGAAGGCGATGAAGGCGTGCTGGTTATGGGTGTAATCCCAGAAGGTCACACCGACGACGTTATCGCGGCGAACCTGCGCGATGGAAACTTTATCAAAAGTGCACCGCTGGGTGAGATGCCTCTGGTCCTCATCGCCGCTGTATCCGGCAGCGCTCTGTTGAATGGCGACGACCTTGAGGGCGCTGAGTTCCGCGAGCTGTTCAGCGTAGAGAAGTGAATACAGTAGAAGTAATCCACATGGCCGCCTTGTTCCTGAGCACTGGCGGCCTAACTGTATGGCTGGCGTTTGCCAGCCGTAAACCAATCAAGTAGGAGGTTTAATGCGATTAGCTCTTAGCAAGGCGTCGGCCAGCCATGCGGCTCACAAGATGCACTTCCTGTTTCATTCGCTGTATCTGACAGCGGCGGCACTGGAAGGGCATCTGTTCTACAGTCTCATGGCTGGCGGTACGCTGCTGTTCATGATTGGCACGGCGGTATTAGGCGATGAGCATTAATATCGTGGGCCGATTCCGGGGGATTGAGCGTCGTCATATTGAGACGGCTATTATCCTAAAAGTATGCATTAGCGCAGGCTTGGCTGCTGCTTACTTCCTCCCACCTGTGCATGCTATTGCGATTGGTATCACTACCAATTTGCTATGGCTGTGGAAGCTGTAAACGGTGGACAAAATCAAAGCTACCTGCGCGGGTGGCTTTCGTTGTGTTCATCAACTGAGGTAAACAATGGCGCATCAACCTGCCCGTATCTACCGGGGCATTGACTGCGAGGACAAGCAACCTGTGTTTTGTCTTCGCTATCGACTGCCGGATAACCAAGAAGGGCTGGTTATCTTCGACAAAGCTGACGTGCTGGGTGTTCCGATTGACATCGAGAAGGCCACTGACCAGCAGCTTATCGACCGGGCAAAAGCGTATGCCAGTGGGCTGGCTTTTGTGACTGACCTGCTGAATGACCAGCACTGGTGTCCGGGTGAGCCTGTCACTGAGAAGTGGCTGGCCGAGCTGGACGTAATTTACGACGGCGAAATATACCTGTTCGGTATAGGGGATTAATCATGAAAGGTCTGTTCATCCTGCTGTTTCTGGCTAGCCTTTACGGCGTGAGCCACACAGCCAAAGCAAGCGCAGTGGAACGCGTGCATTTAGATGGGTATGATGTTCCGCTCGGCCTGCCGGGTGGACAGATTACCGATGCATGCTCAATCGAGCTGCGCAAGTCCGGCGAAATATCCCGCATGGCATTCGTGGGCACCTGCGAAGAAGTGCTACCCCGCCTGCGGGAATCCATAACGAAGGATGGCACCACTGTCCTCGTCACCCTGTCCATTAATGGGCATAATATAAATTTGATGTGAGGTCCACATGGCTAGTAAAGTTGCAATTACATTTGAAAAGATTGATAGTGACGCAGCGCATTATATGCTGTGCGACGTTACGGAGGGTAAGCCGTACGCAGCTACGGTGTATGGCCCAGAGGAGGTTGATGACCTTGGAAATCCCGGCTGTGGTCTCGACTACTATGTCTTCATAGACGATACGGGTAGGCGTGTGGGCTATGCAAAAGCCCCTTGGGACACAACAGTATTTAAGTTGACTGCTTGATTTGCCTATGCCCTTACGCTGTGAGGGCATACTCAATATCAAACAAGCGGAGGTGTATCATGGCTAACAAATTAGCTGACATTAGCCCTGCTGCTATACGCGAGCTTGAGGAAGCCCGTGGTATAGCCGCAACCAGAGGGCACTGCGCTGGTAACGGCGGGCTGCGTGGTCATAGCGTAGGTGGCGTGTTCCCGTGCGTAATCTACTCGTATGGTAACCCTAGCAACGGCTTGCTGTGGGGTTTCATATCGCCGGACAGTGAGGAGCATGAGGGCTACATATCATACGACGCAGCGTACGCAGCGGCTGAGAGCTGGCTTGACGGGAGAGCGCAATGAATGGCAGAAACACGCCGCGCGTCCGCCAAGGCAATGTCTATGTAGACCCGTATGGCACCCATTGGTGGATGATGTGCTGGGCACGCGGCACCGATAAATGCTGTGTGCTCAGGGCTATCAGCGGGCATCCCGTGCAGTCTAGGGTTGTATGCCGTCGAGTGAAATGGATTACGCTTGCACAACAACACTGGTATACATTGGTCGGCACTAATATTCAGTTCAAGAGAGGTACAACATGAGCATTAAAAGTAAATGGGAGAAATTCCTGCAGTGGATTACAGACAGTGTGCTGTACCCGGACGGACCTGAGGAGCACGACTCACCGTTTGAGTACGTGACCAAGACCACTGAGCAGCTGGAGATTGGCGACTATGTCGTGGCGTATGTCGGCTATATCCAGCGCATCGGTGAGGTCGAGTACGACGGCAGCCGTCTGGTAGTAACCAAGCTGGGGCACCACACTGCTGTGGAATTCCAAGCGTATGAGGGTGACAAGTTCACCATTCGTAAAATCAAAGAGGGTAAATAATCATGGCCATTAACTTCGAGAAGTTCAACAAAGAGCAGCGCGACAGTGTAATCAAGTCAGCCATTGAGCTGGACGACGCGGACGCGCTGGCTGTAGTTGAGTATCAAGGCGGCTACCTTCCCAAGCGCGTGTACCTGTCACTGCTGCGCGCCGATGAGCTGAAGGTATTGCGCCCGGAAGCTATCGCTACATCCGTTACGGGCGCACAACTGGCCATTCTGGTTGAGCTGGTGGCTAACGCCAATCGTCAAGAGCACGCTGCTGACGAGCTGATGGTGCAGTTCATCGACCATACAGCCGTGCACCTTATTGGTGAAATGGCCACTGACCGTGGGCCGGAGATGTATCACGACTGGTACATGAACAGCGTATTCCCGGCGGACGTTAGCCCGACTGCAATCATGTTGTTCTTTATAGCTGAGGTGTTCGACGCCTTTGTGGTGCACCTGCGCGACAATGTAGGTGCTGAGGTACTGGCAGCAATCGCAGAGGCACAGCATGCAAGCAAACATTAAGCTGGCTGTGCGCAAGTCACCCACTGGCATGCACTGGTGGGTGATTAACGAGGCCGAACCAATGAAACCACTGGCCGTGCGCGATACTCGGTGGGAAGCTGAGTCCAAGCTGGATGACTTAGAGCGCATTGCCAATTATATGGCAGCATAGCCGTATCCCAATGCCCATTATATTAGTGGGCATTATGAGAACTACTATATTGCCGACAACTTGCGGAGGTATTTATGTTGCGTGTATTAGGCTTATTTATTTTATTCATATTAGTATGGACTATCGTGCTTGGTAGCACCCTTTACTTCTTTCCTATGCTGCCCCCAGCCGTGACATTTTTAGCTGGCATGGCTTACGGTGGATTTGCTATGTGTAAGTCACTGGACATCGGTTATAACAGAAGGTGGATTAAATGAATACAGAATTTAAAGTAGGCGACCGCGTGTGGAATACACATCCAAACTCTGGGCTTTACCGTAGTACCGGGATTGTAATATGGGTTAATCCGGTTCCAAAATGTCCAACAGACCTAGTATTAGCTGTGTGCTGGAATGTTGATGAGCATGGTGATACGCGTATTGACTATGCCATTCGAAATTACAACGCCGATATGGCTAGAAACGCACTAATGCATATGCCTACCGCAGAGACGAGGGGGCGCTACATGTGCGTAGTACCCGACAGTGGGCGTGAACCTAAGGTAACTCATTGCACTGAAGAAGAGGCATACGCTGAAGCTGAACGATTGGCTGCAGCGCACAAGCTCAGCTGCGTGCGTGTGGTCAAGGTAGTAGCCACACTCAACCGTAAACGCATCACCACCTACCAGAACGAGTGGGATAAAGAATGAAACTACGCGCCATTCACAATGACGAGTGGCCAGACTTGGCCAAGCGTCTACCCATAGGCAGCAAGCGCCGGGGATTCCACCAGTGTCAGACCAAGTTCAACAAGACGTCGTTTGAGTATGGCCGGGACAAAGACGGGGTGTGGTGCAAGTGCTACCGCTGCGGCTATGCCCGTCATCTTGACCTTGAGCATGCACCGTATCAGGTAGCCGAGGTTGTTCAAGCCAAGGTGCCTGACGATGTTCGTCCACTGGTCGAGCTGATTGCCAAGCGCCCGGCGCTGCTGATGCCTGTGCTTGAACGTGAGGGGCTGATGCCCCACATCTCCCAGCTCACTGCATCCGAGACGTATGGCCGCATATACCTACCGGATGATACCGCATCGTTCTGTGGGCTGGACTTCACGGGCAAGCAGTTCATTCCGTGGCGCTCGCCGCATAAACACAGCCTTGCTGTCAAGGTACAGCAAAAGCGCCAAGGTGATGAGCACCACTACATGTGGGTGTACTCTGAGGCGGCAGACTACGTCGAGCACATTCGTGGGGGTGGTAGTGCTGCGTTCGTGGCTAACGTGGATGATGCCACCGTAGAAGCTCTGGTTAGCGTTGTGCTGGCCTTTGGGTACACGGACGTAGCAATACGTCACCCAAGCGCAGCGCGTCTCAGACGCGAGCTGAGCGTGTGTGGCAGGGCATACATCGTAGGGGAGTAGAATGTTAGACAAGCTGTTACTGACAGTGCTACGCGAGCGGGGCAAGTTCAATACCCTGAGGCACAGCGTGCCAGTGGATGCACTGTCTACTGCGACAAGCTACATGCTGAAGGCGTACGAGTCGTACTTCACGGCGTTCCCTGAATCTGACTACGTGGATTTGGAGGCGCTGGGTACGCACGTCCGGCTAAAGACGGGCAGCTCACCCGAGCAGATGGCTGCATTCGAGGCACTGTGCGAACAGCTATCTGAATATCAACCAACTAAACAGGCGCGCGAAGGTATCGTTGACCAGCTGGTCGAGCTGGATACAGCTGGCCGGGCTAACCTTATCATGCAGCGCTTCGATAACGGGGAGGAAATTGATGTTATTTACGAGCTTGGTAAGCTGGCTGAGTCGGCACGACGCTCGCGTGGACAGTCCTCCGTCACGGACTACATCGACACTGACGTCGTTGACATCATGGCTAAGACGGATGAAGGGCACGGCTTTAAGTTTCCTTTACTCTGTCTGCAAGACTGTATACGCGTACTTCTGCCGGGGGATTCCGTTGCAATCGCTGCCCGACCTGACAGTGGGAAGACCTCATTCATCGCATATAATCTTGTGCGCATGGCGGAGACTGCCCATCGGTTGTATCCGGGGCGACCTATCCTGTGGTTCAACAACGAGGGTCAGGGCGAGAATATCATCCCGCGCATCTACCAGACGGCGCTCGAAGTCACGCTCCCGGAACTTGCGGAGCTAGGCAAGGACAGGGCTAAGCTGCACAAGGCGTACGAGAAAGCCATCAAAGCGCCGCGTAGCATTATCCGTGTCAAGGATATGCACGGCGCTACATTGGCCAAGGCTGAGCAGGTCATCGAAGCGATGAATCCCTGCATGGTTGTTTGGGATATGCTCGGCAACTTCAAGCTGTCAACGTACGACTCAACATCCAACAAAGCCAGCCAAGTAGAGCAGCTGTGGCAAGAGGTGCGCGAGCTGGCCGTGCGCTATAACTTCGTCTCGTTTGCCACTGTCCAAGTATCGGCAGACGGCAAGAACGATTTGTTCCCACCACTCGACGCGCTCAAGGATTCCAAGACGGGGATTCAAGGGGCAACCGACGTCATCATCATGGTTGGTTCCGTCGATGACCCATCACTGGAGTCACGACGTGGTATCAGCACTCCGAAGAACAAGCGACAAATAGCAGGGCGGCCATCGCACTGCCGGGCGCAGGTTCATTTCTACAAAGACAAGTGTGTATTCGAAGACTGTTAGGAGATTGTATGGGTAAAAATAAATGTGACCCGCACGCCAAGCGAGCACCGCTGTTCAAGGTGGGCGACTTCGTGCAGAGCAAGACACAGCCTGACCGCTATGGTACAGTCAAGCACTGCACTGACACTATGCTGCACATTGCATTGGAAGGTCCATTCCACGCACTCGGTAGTGGTGTACCTGATGGCAAGGGTGGTCATTGCTGGACAGCAGACCCTGACAAATGGTGCCTGCTCAAAGAGAAACCTCAGACTTTGGCTGACTACGCTCGTAGCTTAGCCCCGGAATCTCCAACACCACTTTATGCAGCTGGTGCTGCTGCGCCTGCACCAGCCGAGCCACCAAAGTATAATCCAGAGTGGAGCTACGGTGAGGCGGAGCGGCTGCATGCTGCACTGGTGAAGGCAGCTGAGGATTATAATGCGTACATTGCAGCTAAGCCTACCACATGGTACGCGCCAGTTGACACCAAGTTTAGCAGGGCTGACTAACATGGCAGACGAAAAGCAGTACAGGGCTGCACCATTGAGCCTGAGAGAGCAGGAAAGAATCCGGGCAGGCTATCGCAAGGGTGATTGCTTCCGTGGCGCAGAGGCGCTCTCAGAGCGTTACAGCGTGCCACCTGAAGATATCATCGCGGTAGTAAATTTCACATACACAAAAGGGAAACGTAAATGAGTGGATTTGATATGCCAAGTAAGACAGAACAGGTCGAGGCAGTATGTAAACTGCTTCAGTCTTGCGAGCAAAACTTTGTAGTAGCCGGGGGCGGGGCACGCGACACAGCCTTGGGCGTTGAGCCTAAGGACTTTGATGTCATCATTTATGGCTGGGGCAACGATATGGAAGAGGTGTCTTGCCTGCTCGACCAGTACAACATTGTGCTAGGTGCGCATGCGTATGATAACTCGTTGCCGTATGCATACATGCCAAGCTATCACGACGCAGCAGAGGGTGGCGACTTCGGCTCCCGTCTGTTCGGCGTGTACAAAATTGGTGATGTCGACGTAATCATCAGCCGCTGCGGTTCATGGTCACAGGTGCTATCTGAGTTCGACTTCAACCTGAACCAGTTCTATTTCCCATCCAGCATCCCGCGCTACTCCGGGCAGTACAGCCGTGACCCTAATGACTTCATGGCCTACCCGTACGCGCCGAGCTTTACGGCCAGCGACGTGCAATACTTCCCAGCGCTGGCTGCTATCGTTGATGGTTATGACGACCTGCTCACGCTGCGCACGGTGCGCGCCGATGCCAGTGATGGACGCCAAGCCTACATGGCACAGAAGCATGCTGCGCTGTACTCACACATTGAGGCGTATGTTGCACGCATGCCCGATACTTTGGGAGGCACAGCTTAATGAGTGAATGCATAGACCATGGCAGACATAAGAGTTTAACGCCTGAAGGATATGCACTAGTAGCTAAGCCCGGACAACGCAGCCGTTGTGTAGGACTGCACCGCATGGTGTACGCCTGCAAGATGGGTGTACACCTTGATGACATAGCTGGCGTTGTAGTGCGTCACACCTGTGACAATCCTCGCTGTGTCAACCCTGAGCATCTCATAGGTGGCACTATAGCAGATAACAATAGGGATAGGGCGGAGCGTGGTCGTTCAGCTAAACGCGTACCTGCTAAGCATAAGCTAACACCAGAAGACTGCAGAGCAATACGCAAGAGGTATAGCCCAGAGCGGATAGGTTTATCTGCGCCTAATGGTGTCACGCAATTAGCCAGAGATTATGGGGTGGACCCTAACGTTATATACCGAGTGCTGCGCGGAACTCACCCATGTGAGGACGTAAGTATATGACTAGATTTAGGATTTGCGATTACGAAACGGAGAATCACGAGTGGTACGGGGAGCTAGCCTCCCCACGTTGTCCGGACAACTACATAGTCATGGCCGGGTGGCGTGATGCAGACCTAGGCCCAGATGGCTGGGAGTTCTATGAGCGCGAGGAGCAGCGCTTCTCCAGTCGTGAAGACTACCTTGCCAACTATCGTCTGGACTTGGATGGCGTGGATATCCTCGTGGCGCACAACGCCCCGTATGAAATCAGCTGGTGGTTAACCCACCACTATGACGAGTACATGGCGTTCATTGCCAGAGGTGGCCGAGTATTCTGTACAGCGTACGGGCATTACTTGCTGAGCAATCAGCAGGACCAGTACCCGGCGCTGTCGGAGATTGCGCCGCTGTATGGCGGTACGCACAAGGTCGACGCCGTCAAGGCGATGTGGGAGGCTGGCTACCTCACCAGCCAGATTGACCAAGAGCTGCTAAGCGAGTATCTGTCCGGCCCTAGCGGGGATATCGAGAACACCACCCGTGTGCTAATCGGTGAGTGGGCGCAGCTGAATAAGCGGGGCATGCTGAAGATGGCGCTGATGCGCATGGACGGCATGCTGATGTGGTCCTACATGATGCATGTCGGGCTACACGTTGACCGCGAAATAGCTGAGCGCAACCGTCAGGAACTTCAGGTACAGATTGATGGCCTGACTGAGAAGCTGTATCAATACCTGCCAGCTGACATGCCAGCTGTGGCGCGTGAACAATTCAAGTTCACGTCCGCATACCACATGTCCGCATTCGTGTTCGGCGGCGTGCTGAAGTATAAGGACAGGGTTGAGCGCACTGACAAGGACGGTCAGCTTATCTACGTCAAGGAAGAAGCTCCGCTGTTTAAGGCAGGAAAGGAGACGTGGGTTAAGCCTAAGTCCGAGTGTACCTTTGACGAGGAAGCAGGGCTGTGGTATGACCCAGAGCGCAAGGTGCATCAGACCATCTACGCAGCTGGCAAGAACAAGGGTGCGCCCAAGTTCGAGAAGGTTGATACTGATGAGGTCGACACCAAGTGGGGTGAGGTGCTGTACACTCTGCCCGGCCTGCTGCGTCCTAAGGATAGACGTGCGGCTGAGATTGCTGACAACCTTAAGTGGGAAGACAGCAAGGAGCCGGGCAAGTGGCTGCAGCGCACTGGCGATTGGGTAGGCAAGCGCAAGCTGGCTGATGGCACACCAGTGTTTAGTACGGCGGGTGAGGTGCTGGATATACTGGCGGTGCGTGGCATCCCCGGTGTAGTGGAGATTGCTGAGCGCGCCAAAGCGCAGAAGGATTTGGGCACCTATTACCTCAGCGAGACATTCGACGAAGACGGCAATGTTATCGGTCAGTCGGGTATGATGCAGTTCATCCAGCCAGATGACATCGTACACCATACCATTAACATGACGTCTACCGAGACGACCCGACTATCCTCTGCTCGACCCAATAGCCAGAACCTACCACGCAAAGGCACGAGTAAAGTTAAGCAGATGTTCACCAGTCGATTCGACGGTGGCAAGATTGTTGAAGCTGACTACTCGGCGCTAGAAGTGGTAGGGCTGTGTGGTTTCAGTAAGGACCGCGCGCTGACCAAGGCGCTGGTTGAAGGTATCGACATGCACTGCATGCGACTCGCCGCTAAGCTGGGTGAGACGTATGAGGAAGTCAAGCACAAGGCCAAGGATAACGAGGACCATCCAGACCATGCGCGCTATGACGCCATGCGTACGGACATCAAGCCTATGGCGTTCTCCTACCAGTACGGTGCAACAGCGCGCGGTATTGCATACAGCACTGGCTGTTCTGAAGAAGAGGCGCAGGCGTTCATCGACAACGAGAAGCAGCTGTTCCCTGAGGTGGAAGAGTTCTTCGAGAAGCTGGTGTTCCCTGAGGTTGAGCGCACGGGTAACAGCTGTGTGTTCAAGGAGCAGGATGAGTATGGCCGCTGGCATGTGTATCGCCGTGGCACATGGACATCCCCAGCCAAGACGTGCTACTCCTTCCGTCAGTACGACAAATGGAACAAAGCAGCGCGTGCCTACGTGGCTGAGTACAAGCCAACACAGATGCGCAACTACCCTATTCAGGGTGAGTGTGCGTTCTGGGTACAGGCTATTGGTGGCCTGCTGTTCCGATGGTTGGTAGCCAACCAGTTCTTCGGCGGCAAGGCGCTGCCTATGAACCAAGTGCATGACGCATTCTACTTTGACATTGCGCCTGACTGTCCTCACGAATTCTTTGTAGGACTCAAGGCAATCATGGAGTGCATCCCACAGTACATGAACCACCACTGGCCGGAGTATGCACTGCACGTACCATTCCCAGCTGAAGTTGAAGCTGGCCCATCCATGTTTGAGAAGCATCGTGTAGAGATGACAGCCGAAGAAGTGCTGTCGTATAAACACCAGTATCTTTTGAGTAAGGGCATAACCGTATGACATCTTCAGTTTTGAATCGCATGAACCAGCTGGTAGAAGAGTTCGTCGAGCAGGAAGAGATTGACTTTAACGAAGGCGTGTCCTCCGGCGGCAAGCTGCTGCCAGAAGGCAAGGCGCTGGGCCGCCTCATCCAGTACATTGAGGTGGGGCCACAGCTGAGCAAGGCGTATCCAGACAAGCCGCCTGTCAATAAGTTCTTCCTGAAGTTCGCAGTGTGGGGCAAGGGCAAGGATAAGACCAGCACCTATCACGAAGTCGAAGGCGGCAAGATGGTACCGGGCATCATCAAGACCAAGATGATTAACGTGACCAAAGACCTGAACGCCAAGTCTGGCGCTTACAAACTGTTCCGCCGCATGAACCCGGATAAGACAGCTAAGCATTTCGCTCAGCTGCTGAACGCCACGTTCATCATCCCAATCGTGCATAACGAATCCGGGGAAGGCGAGCAGAAGAAAGTGTACGCCAACATCGACATGGAGAACATCAGCCTTGCTGTCAACCCGGTGACTGATGAGCCGTTCGATGTACCTGAGGTAGAAGACGAGTCGCTGTTCAAGCTGTTCTTGTGGACCCGCCCAACCAAAGAGGATTGGGATGCGCTCTACATCGATGGCAAGGATGACAACGGCAAGTCCAAGAACTGGATTCAGGATACGCTGCTGTCCTCTCCACAGTTCCCCGGCTCTCCACTGGATGTGCTGCTGCACGGCGGTGGCAAAGGCGGCGCTATCTCTGAGCTACCTGACCTTGATACACCAGCTGGTGAAGAGGCGGGTGAGCCAGAGCCTGTGCCAGAAGAGCTGGCTACGAAGGGCAAGGCGGACAAGAAGAAGAAAACTCCACCTGCTGATGCTGGTGAAAACTTCGACCTGCCTACTCTGTAACTAACGGTGGCACAAGGATGTGCCTGCGAGGTGCAACGTGGACGATAAAGAACTTGACATACAATATGCAGACTATCTGCAGGAAGTACGTTTGCGCTATGGCACAGAGATGTGTGCTATGAGCGTGGAGATGTTCCATAAACTCAAGCGGGTGATTGAAAATGAGAACGACAAACGCTGGCAGCGATGTATTGCGGCGGTTGCAGACTCAGGCCGTGGACCTGCCGGAGCAATTTGATGGTTATGTTGGCGGTCGTATTCTTCTTTGCGATGCTGATAGTACCGTGTATGTCGCAGCCGCGACGACCAGCAACCTTGAGACAGCGAAGACGCGCTTCTGCTCAGGTGTGCTGACAGCCAAGTTTCTGGCGCAGGCACAGAGCGTGCGGGTAGAGCTGACGGCACGAGAGTGCAAGAAGGCTGGGCGCTACAAGCTGCGCGGCGTTAAGCTGTACCAGAGCAACCGGGACCAAGACCGCAAGCCGGGGCTGGTTGAGCCTCTGCGCAAAGCCATAGGCCGCAACATGTTCAACGTGCCAGCAGGCGAGGATTGGTACGTCAACCTGAACTTCGAGTGGGAAGCAGATGACACGCTCATCATGGATGCTTGGACCATTGGCGTAGAGGACGCAGTAATATACAGCGCTGACAAAGACCTGCGTTGCTGGCCGGGCCGATTCCTTGACCCGTACGACAACCGGGTGCTTGAGCCATGCAAGGGCATAGGCACACTGTGGTGGCACGAGACAAAGAGCAGTCGCTCACTCATCGGGCATGGTCCTATCTTCTTCTGGGCGCAGATGCTTATGGGTGATACTGCTGACGCGATAGCCGGACTCAAGAAGTATGGTAAGGAGAAAGCATGGGAATTATTAGAAGGCCACCAAGAATCGGAGGACGAGTCCTCAGTAGCGGAGCTGGTACTACGCGAGTATATGAGGCGAGGCCAGAACCCTTGGCCGGAGGCGTATGGACTGTGGTTACTGAGGAGTCCGGAGTACACTTTCGCGGCGCACCTAAACACGCTAACGCTGAGCAGGGAACTAAGGGCGTGGCTCCACAAGATGATGTGTGAGGAATGGTATAGTGACAAAGATTGGCGCGAAGAAGCTGCTGGAAATACGGAAGGCAGCATTGATGACGAGCTGCCCGATTTGTACTAAGCAGATGACAGAGCTGAAGAACATAGTGTGTGACCACGACCACCACACTGGTGAGATTCGGGGGCCACTATGCCGCTGGTGTAATGCGCAGCTCGGTAAGATGGAGAACGCAGCCAACCGCGCCAAGCGTACCATAACGCTGGACCAGTGGTTGGACAATGCCATAGCGTGGCGACGCAAGCAGCACACCGGGCTGATGTACCCAACCCACAAGACGGATGCTGAGAAGAAAGAGGCGGCGGCTGCCAAGCGCAAGAAGGCTGCAGCAGCACGGGCCAGAGCTGTAATGACCAAGGGGAAATGATGACTAAGCTTAAGCGAATTAGTAACCATATCAAATTGATGAATAGATTGTACCCCAATGCAGATAAGCGCAAGCACCGGAGAGATGCTTACTTTGTTTACAGTGCAACTTGGCGGGCATTAGTAGATGCACATCCTAACTCTTTGATAGCAGCACTGTAAGGACAAAGCATGACTAAAATTTCAAATCAGCAGCTGATGGAAGACATTAGCGCTGGTCTCAGCAACGTGGAGATTGCCCGCAAGCACGGCACAGGCGAGAGCACAGTACGTGAGCGCCGGGCCAAGCTGGCTAAGTCCGGCTGGTCACCTGAGCACGACATGACCAAGACTGTGCCGGAACCCTACATGGTCAAGGGCACATCTACGCTATATGACAAGGACGGCCAGCAGGTGCTGCAGTGGGTTAAGACTTCCGTCGACCGGGAGACTGAGCTGGCTCTTATTCAGGCAGCTATTGAAGCTGCGTGTGAGGACATCACGCCGTGTGCACCAGTGCCGTTCCGCAGTGTAGCAACCCATGCTGACCTGATGAACCTGTTCGTTCTGACCGACTACCATCTGGGTATGCTGGCGTGGGGTGAAGAGGCTGGGGCGGATTGGGACTTGAAGATTGCAGAGGATTTGCTGGTCAAGTGGTTCCAAGCTGCCATTGATTCTGCGCCACCTGCGCAGGTTGCGGTGCTGGGGCAGCTCGGTGACTTCCTCCATTGGGATGGGCTGGATGCAGTTACCCCATCGAGCGGGCATGTGCTGGATGCCGACACCCGGTTCCAGAAGCTGACACGTGTAGCCATACGGGCACTGCGCCGCATCGTGACAATGCTGCTTGAGAAGTTCCCACAGGTCCACGTCATCTGCGCAGAGGGCAACCACGACATGGCCAGCTCTATCTGGCTGCGTGAGCTGCTGTCCGCACTGTATGAAGAGGAACCACGGGTAACCGTCGACCGCAACCCCGACCCATACTACTGCTATGAGTTTGGCGAAACGGTACTGTTCTTCCACCACGGTCACAAGCGCAAAGCGGAGCAGCTAGAGACTGTGCTGATTGCCAAGTTCCGTGAAGTGTATGGACGCACACGACATGCTTACGCACACGTTGGCCACCTCCACCACAAGAAGGTGCTGGAGTCGCAGGTCATGATTGTAGAGCAACACCAGACGCTGGCAGCGAAGGACGCGTATGCTGCGCGGGGCGGCTGGTTGAGTGAGCGTAGTGCCAGTGTGATTACGTATCACGCTAAGTACGGTGAGGTGGCTCGCTTTACCATAAGTCCTGAGATGCTGGAATGAGTAGAACACTGTATAAAGAAAGTGTAGTGCAACTTAAATCTGATGGCCTCTCTGTAGATTGGGAGGCCCAGACGCAGGTCACACTATACGAAGATGGCTATGTATGCATATGGCAGGATGGTGATGAAGTATGGCTGCCAAAGGCATACGTTAACGATATGATCTTTGCACTAGAGGAAGCACGCAATGCACTTGAAAGACACCGTGGTAGTTGACTTAGACGGTACGATTGCAGATGGCCGCTGGCGCTTGCACTTGTTGCCGCCGCCCGAGCGACGACATCTGGATGAGGCGTGGGCTGAGTTCAACTTGGCTGGACTGAATGACCCGCCCATTCAGGATACCATTGACATTGTGAACGCACTGGCCCTAACGTATCGCATTGTCATCCTGACCGGGCGTGGCGCTATTGCTCGTGAAGTAACTGAGCAGTGGCTGGAAGAGAACGGCGTGCTGTACGACAAGCTCATTATGCGCGAGATTGGTGACTGCCGACAGGACACTGAGGTTAAGCGCGCTGCGCTGGAAGACATCGGCATAGAGAATATTGTGTGCGCCTTTGACGACCTGCCGCACATCGTGGAGTTCATGCGTAGCTTGGGTATCACCGTGTACGAGGTGACCAAGTACGAAGACAACCACGAGTATGTGCACGCTAATGCTAAATATAAAGACGGAGAATACCATGACAAATAAACGTGTTACTCTGCGCTGCGTCAAGTCTACGGGGCGCGAGGGCGTATTAAAAACTGGTGAGCTGTATCAGGGTTACCTAAGTGATGATTGTAGCCGCTGGGTAGTTCCCGATGTACCCGGCGAAGTGTTCTATCTAGACCGTTTTGTAGAGGAACCAAGCATACCACTGCCCGCTGGTGTTGGTGGTATGAAGTATGACGGCGGAAAAGCACGAATGGCCCTGCTGTTCGACGGTTGCCCAAATGCACTGGAAGCTGTAGGTCAAGTGCTTACCTTCGGCGCGCAGAAGTATGCAGCCCACTCTTGGCAGACTGTGCCTGAGGGTGAGGAGCGTTACAAGTCAGCACTGCTGCGTCACCTGCTTGCTGTTGGTAAGGGTGAGGAACTCGACCCTGAATCCAACCTGCACCACCTAGCACATGCTGCATGCAATGCGCTGTTCATTCTTGAGCTTGAGTTGAGGAAACAAAATGCTTGACATACTGGTGTACGCCGTAGCACTGTTATACTTTTGCTGGATGTCCCACTGTGTGAGCCAAGCATGCCTGCTGTATCGCGTCAGGCACCTTGGTCAGAAGGCTGGCTTTGCAGGCTTCATAGTATGGGCACTGCTGGCAGTATTCCCAACCTTTACGTGGCTTTACTTCTGGAGCTGATATGCAATTACAAAGAGTTATTGAAGACACGTCGGTAGTTGGTTGTCCCTGCGGCGCATGTCACGGTAGTGGCACCTATGTGGCCCGCAACATCATGGGCGACCCAATCAGCCTGATGGAATGTGAAGCCTGCGGCGGTACTGGTACAGCTAATAAGGATTTACAGCATCAGGTACTGGTGGACTTAGGACAGCGTAAGCTCGCGCAGCCCGGCTACACAGAACCAACTTTCATTGATGTACCTAACAATCCAGATGATTGGGAGTAAGTAATGGATTTAGTCCAAAAGCAAATTGAGATGGAAGAGGAAGCCCGTGCCCTGCATCGTCAGGGCTGGCTCGACAACATTCGTGAGGCATTAGCCAGTGGGCGCGCTGGTTCTGTACCAATGCTGCAGCGCATGATGGCGGAGGCGTACCCTACCGTCGAAGCAGCTATGGACAAAATCATGAATGAAACCACCCGTGGCTTCGGCGCGCAGTACCGGGGATACATGCGAGAGCTGGGCGTAAGGACATGCGCCAGCCTCGCGCTGGGCATGGCCGTGTCAGGAGCTGCCGCAGAGCAGCAAGCCACCATACTGCTCAAGGATATGGGTAAGGCTTTGATGGCTGAGGTTACGTACAATCGGGCCGCCAAGGCCGGGGCAAAGCAGGCTGCCTACATGGAGAAGGTTGCCCGCGACGTCCGGCGCTCCAAGTCCAAATCAGCCAACCACATCTACCACAAGGCCAGAGCCTCAGCTGCTAATGTTGGGGTGGGTATGGAGCTGCTGCCACAGCAGGCACTCATCACAATCGGTAAGCTGATGATGCGCTGCGTTGAGCCTACCGGGCTAATCACTACAGCCCGTGTTGGTGGCAACCGGGGCATGCGTGGCACCGCGCACTTCCACCTGCACGACGATGTGCTTGTAGCCATGAACGATTGGATTAACCTCCCGCGCTCTGATGGGATGTGCTACCCTCCGATGATTGTCCCACCCACGCAGATATCCCGTGACGGGTTGAGCGGTATGTGGCAGTCTCCGGGGCAGGCCGCAATGTACACAGCCATCAGCCGACTGCGCCATCGCGACTACCGCAAGATGGGTGTCGACCCGCTGCCAGTTATAGAGCCGCTCATGATGTTATCCAGCGTCCCATTCAGGGTTAACCCGATGGTGCTGGAGTTTTTATTACGCAACCGCACAGGCGTGATGAATCTGCCCGCTGAACCAGTTAAGCCTAAACTGCCGTTCACCATACCTGCGGGCATTACCATCGCGCAGTACGTAAGCAAATTCCCTGAAGAGATGCAGGCGCGCATGGACGCCGAGCTGACGGAGTACAAGGTGCGCACCCGGCTGTACTACGGGGAGCTGCGCAAGTTCTCCTCCAAGATGGTGGCGCTCAACGCGGCTATCAACGAGGCAGCCAAGTATGCGGAGTTCGAACGCGTCTACCTGCCTACGTATGCGGATACGCGGGGCCGCTGCTACTATGCATCCAACCTGAATCCTCAAGGCATCGACGCTGTACGCGCGCTGCTGGAGCTGGCTGAGCCAGTGCCGCTGGGTAAAGAGGGTATGTTCTGGCTCAAGGTGCATATAGCCAACTGCTTCGGCTATGACTCCACAGACTTCAGTGACCGGGCAGCGTACGTCGATAAGATGCTACCGCGCCTGCGGGAAGCCTGCCGACTGCCGGAGGCGTACGACTCGTTCTGGGCGGAAGCCGACAGCCCTCTGTGCGCATGGGCGGCTGCGTCTGACTTGCTCAGAGCGTTGGATTCTGGCAACCCTGAGGCATATCCAAGCCGTGTCGTAACACAGTGGGATGCCACATGCTCGGGACTGCAGCACTTGTCGGCAATGCTGCGCGATGAGGTAGGCGGCGCAGCTGTGAACCTGATTGACCATGTGGGCCGCAAGGCTGACATCTACATCAAGACGGCTACGGCTGCGCTGGAAGCCCTACAACGCGATGAAGCAGTCAACCCTACCCAGATGGGTAGCTGGCTGGTAAGTCTCGGTGTGCAGCGTGCTATGGCCAAGAAGCCTGTAATGACCTACGTGTACGGTGCGACACGGCACGGCATGGTCGACTACTACTGTCTGTACCTCCGGGAGAACCACATCAAGCTGCCACAGGGCAAGAGTCTGCTGGAGTGCGCGCAGTACATCGCTGAGTACATGTGGGCGGCTATACCTCGTGTTGTGCCTAAGGCTGCTGAGCTTATGGCGTGGCTGCAGGCTATCGCGTACGAGGCCGCGTCTATGGGCGAGTACGTGGAGTGGGAGGCACCTTCTGGGCTGCGTGTTCCTAACCTGTATGCGGCCAGTAAAGACACCATCATGAAGCTGCAGCTGATGGGCATTCACGGCATCAAGGTGCGGGAGTATCTGGATAAGCCGGACGCACGGAAGTGTGCAGCGGCGATTGCTCCGAACTTTGTTCACTCTATGGATGCCAGCCACATGATGAAAGTCCTGTGGGAGATGTGGAATAACGGGGTATACATGGTGTCCATCCACGACTCCTTCGGGTGTGCGGCGGCGCATGCTGGCTTGATGCATAAGGTTATTCGGCAAAAATTCGTAGAGATGTACGAGCAATGCGACCCTATCCAACAGCTTGCTTTAGCATATAATCGTGAAGCACCTGAGCGGGGCAATCTGGACTTGCAGCTTGTGAATAGTTCAAGCAAGTTTTTCTGCTGATGTGCAATGAAAACTACTATCATGCTAGTGAGAGCATCTGCTCGAAGCGAGCGAGGAGCAGCGAAGCGTCCCGGCGACGAGGTGAGTGTGAACGAATCATGAACGTAGTGAGATGATGAGTGATACCGAACGGATGAGCGGAGAGCGTATATGAGTAGTAATAATCCTGTATATGGTAAGGTAACATTTACTAAAGGACAGTTAGCATTACTAGAACAGTTATTCGGTACTTATGAGTCTTTAAGTAAAGAGATTGCTATTGATAGTAATCTTGTATTGCTTAATCGTAAGGCTGGTCAGCAGGATGTGCTGAACGCTGTACGTGAACGCACAGTAGGTCAGTAACATGAAGACTACTATATTGGCGAATGAATCGCACACTACAATGCCAGCTGACATACGGCTGGCTGTAGCCGAGGGCATCCAGCAGGAGCGCCCTTGGTCCGACTTACTGCCGACCGCAATCGTGGAGCTGCTGTACGACGCTACAGCAAATGGTTGCGTTGACGTGTACATCATCGACGATGAAGACCCGGACGACACCCTGATGGCGGTGGCTCAGATTGGACAACTTGTTGACCCGCACGTCGGCCCTATGGCTGTTGTCATGGCCATGTACGTGTGGCCACAATACCGGAACCGTGGATGCTCACGGGAAATCATCCGGGTACTGAAAGGCATAGCGCGAGCAGAGGGCTTGCGCTGGTGCGGTTACTCCCATATGGTGCGGCCTTACGTTCAGGAGAACCGCTTCATAGATTTGGAGAAACCTAAATGGGTGGTATCAGCAACGTAGTCAAAGGTATTGGCTCAGTGTTTGGCCTTGGCTCAAGCACACCGAAATACACTATCAAGCAAGACCCCGGTGCCATGAAAGCCGAACAGCTTCAGGCCAACTTGGGTATTGACTTAGCAAACTCAAACACACCTACCGTCCAAGCAGGCGGCGAGGTTAGCTCTGCCACAGACACTCTGGCCGGGCGACGCAAACGCACATCAACTGGCGTATCAAGTAACCTCGGCATCGGAGTCTAGGTATGGCTTATGACCCGCAGAACGTAAGCTACGAAAGCTTATGGCAGAAGTACCGGGACAGCAACGTCGTGAATAAGGCTCGTGAGTACAGCCGCTACACGCTGGCTAAGCTTGTCTCGCAATATGACCGAGCCGAGACGGAGGATGTCAACCGTGAGCAAATCACCCGTGACTTCCAATCTGTTGGGGCATTGCTGGTTAACAACTTAGTAGCTCGCCTCGGTGAGTTCCTATTCCCGGCTTCTGCGAGATTTGTGAAGCTGCAACTCAAGGGCATCTCTGACCAGCAGCGTCAGCAGATGTCCAAGGTTCAAGCAGCTCTTATTCAGATTGAGAAGGCCATCGTTGACAAGGCCAAGCAGAACGGCGGCTACGCTGACCTGCTTATGGCGCTCGCCCACGAGGCTGTAACTGGCAACGTCGCGCTGTATCGTGATATGGACACAGGTACCTACCGTGTATACGGTCTGGAAAACTTTGTGGTCCAGCGCGACGGGCGTGGCAATGTGATTGATGCTGTCGTCAAAGAACGTATCTCATGGGATTCGCTGCATCGGGATTTCCAAAATCAATTACAAGCCAAGGGTTTCAACCCTAAGAGCGGCCAGCACAAATGCTGGCTGTATACTCGTATCTGCCGCGTCCAAAAAGAGAGCGGGCAGTACGGGTACACCATCACGCAGCAGGTAGGCAACTACCAAGGCTGCATCTTCACCCCCGG